AACTTCTTCCCTTGGATATATTTAGCCCATGCATTTTCATAGATTTTTGCATCATCATCTTTAATAACTTTTGTAATATCATCCACCACTTTTGCCCCCTTTATATCTATTGATTTCCCTTATATATCTGTCATTTTTGCTTTGTCCTTCAATGCATTCATATTTGCATTTGCTTTTGTAATTTCTTCCCATTTGTTGTCCAGGTCTTCAACTTCTTTCATTTTTGCATTAGCTTCTTCAATTTTGCCCTCATTAATTAAGTTTTCAATTTCTGCCATCAAAGCATTTCTCTGCTCTAAATATTGTTCTTTATTCATTAATAACCTCTCCTTTCAATTTTAAATAGTTTAATTTAACCATTAAAAAATCCGCTTCATTCTCTTTTGTTTGAGAATTATGCGGATTTTTAATAAGGTTCCTTATTTTGTTAATTACCTGTGGTGGCAACATTCCTGAAAAATCAGTGCTCGCTACTAACTGTATGTCATCTTCAAACATGATTTCATCAATGAAGCCCAATTCTTTGGCTCTTTCGGCCGTCATCCATGTTTCGTTATTCATCAAGGCCAATAATTCTTCCTGAGTTTTACCTGTTTTGAGCCTATATGCATTTGCTATAGTGTCATTTGCATTTTTCAGCACTTCTGCTGTATGCTCCATATCCCTGTAATCTCCGCTTGCTGTAGACCTGACATTATGAATCATGATTTGAGCCGTTGGAGACATCATTACCTTTTTACCCGCCATTGCAATTACACTTGCTGCACTGGCGGCCAATCCCACTATTTTTACCGTTACATTTCCTTTATAAGATTTTAGTGCCGTATATATTTCACTTCCGGCAAATACGCTTCCACCACCTGAATTGATTTCTACTTCGATATCTTCTCCGTTAGCTTTTTCTAGCAAATCATTTACTTTTTTAGGGCTCGTTGCTTCAATTCCAAACCATTCATATATCCAGGCATCATTATTATTTACAATAGGGCCTTTGATGTTGATTTTCACTTAATCACCTCCTATTCTGTTGTCGGTCTAGTATCTAATCTCCTAACAGGGGTGTCTCCTCCCTCTAATGGTGCATAATGAAGTATTTCTCGCACTTCATTTGGCGTCATTATTCCCCTGTCAACATACTGAACTAAATCAAGTTTTGTCTTCATGCTAGCAAAAGTGAGATTAGCGGTTTCAAATACTATCTTGTTGCCAAACCCCCTTTCACGCCTAGAGAATAACTTTCTTGTATATTCTCCGCTTAATTGTAAAATAACCGGCTCGATATTTGACTCATAATAACTGATCCATTCATCTTCATTATATATTCCATGCACTATCCTTTCATTTGTATTGAAGAAAGCGTATATCCTTTTGGTTGTCCTATCCATTTGTGCAGCATTTGGAACATAGTCTTTTGGCTCCACTTGTTGTGCTTCCGCTTTTACGTCTGTTGCCGCTACTCCTACTGTTTCACTCTCAACATTTAAATAGCTATCCACGAAATCTTTTGCCTGTTTTTTAATGTCTTCCGGTCGTAACGCCTGATTGAATTTCAGCAACCATCTTATTACATTAGAATTTTTTATAGCCTTTACTATCCCTTGGTCAGTTGTATTGACTATTTCCATTAATGGCGTCAAGGCTTTAGCTGGTGACTCTCCAAATATCTCATTGCTGTTAAAATCTTTTCTTAAATGAATGACGTCAGTATATCTAAAAGTTACAGTTTTGCCGTTTCTCAAAACAAATCTTAAATACAATTCCCCTTGCTCATCTTGCAACGCTTCACATGATATTGCCGTTATGGGGTATATTTCCATGGGATATCCATTCTCATCCCGATTGATATATGCAAAAGCATTATTATTTAGTTCTAGCTGTGTCGCTAATTTTTCCTGAAGCATCTGGCCTGTCATATATGGATTAGGTTCCTCAAGTAAAAATCTAATGTAAGGTTCAGGATTTACTTTTATTTCTTTCGTCCCGTCGGGCCTAATTATCTCTCTTATATGTTTACCAACTGCTTTCCCGATTGCTCTAGCTTTTGGCCTTATAGCTGCTCTTACAATATCTGATTGATAGAGATTGCCATTCCAAGCATAAAAGCCGTCTCCTTCATCTGTGATCAATTTATACTTCGATATCGTTATGGTTTTTTTAGGCCTGAAAAAATTGAAAAGCCCCAAGGTTTCACCTCCTTCTAAATAAGACTCATGTAATCCTCATAGTGCCTCTCTAATGTCACGTAAGCACATAATAAACTAACGGTGCCGTCTATCCTTCTTCTTGGATTATTTGTTTTAACGGGCTGTATATTATCATTCTTATCAACGTCAACTGCGGTATTGCTCAAGCACCATTTGAGAATTGGATTGTTGTTATAATTAATTCTTTTTGCTTCTAAATCTTTCTCCAACCTTTTCATAGGCCCAGATAGGGTCTTTTTACCTTGAATTACAGGTTCCATCCCATCTTTTCCAAAGTGCTTCTTCATATCCTCAACATAATATTCGGCACTCCAACTATCATAACCATGCCAAGGAATATAAATGTCATATTTATTCTGCACTTCAAGGAACCATTGTTTAACATGTTCATAATGAATTTTATTACCTGGAACAGTCCTGAGCAAGCCCATATCTTTCCATTTATCGTAAGGTATTTTATCTTCCGCAACTCTCTTTTCTAAAAGGTCTTCTGGTAGAAAATACATTTGCATCACATAAATCGTATCATCACCAGGAACCATGAATAAAACAGTGCCGCATGTGAGGTCTGTTGTTGATGATAAATCAGATCCCCCAATTCCATAACGAGGCTTTAATTTTTTCAAATCATAAGTTGCTGTATTATTTAATTGTTCAAATGTCAGCCATGCTTCTGTAGTGGTTTCTCGAATATTGAAATCTTTACAAAGCAAGTTTTTTACTAGTAAAGGATTTGCTTTTGCCTTATTGACCTTATTTTTTAGTTGGTCTATTTGTTTTATCGTCCCTAGCCCCGGATTAGCTTGATACCATGCTTCTTCATCTCGCCAATCTTTTCTATTATCTAATTCGTAAATAATCGGCAAAAATCGCTCATTTCTATAACCATTAGAATCTTCATACCCGTTAATAACTCTTTCTGCCTCATCATATTTAATATCAAAAACAGATTCCCTTACTGTGCCAGCCGTTGTAGTAATAAATACCAAAGGTTGTTCCCTGGCTGTAGTACCATCTACAATGACATCATATAGATTCTGGTCTGTCCAAGCATGAATTTCATCGAGCAAAGCCCCGTGCACGTTTAGACCATCTAGACTATCTGAATCTCTACCAAGAGGTTTAAAAAAAGAATCGTTGAAATCGCTGTTTATTTCTGCTACTAGAGTTTTCATTCTCTTTCGCAGTGCAGGCGACTTTCTAACCATTCTTTTTGCCTCAAGCCAAATTATCTTTGCTTGGTCTTTTTTTGTTGCGCAAGCATAAACTTCAGCGCCAGGCTCACCATCCGCAATCTGCAAGTATAATCCGATAGCTGCTGCCAGGGTGGATTTTCCGTTCTTGCGCCCAACCATGAGCATTACTTCTTGATATTTGCGCGTGCCGTCTATCTTATGCACTATGCCAAAAGTAGCCGCTATAAGAGCTTTCTGCCAAAGTTCCAGAATAAAAGGTTTGCCGCCCATTTTACCTTTAGAATGACGGCAATAGTTTTCTATGAATGCTATCGCATGATTGGCTTTGGCTGCATTATATTCCCATTCAGAATTTGGATCATTGATTATCCTAACTAACTCTTTATATACTTTATAAACCTTGGTACTAACTTTCTTTCGATTCTGTGGTTGATTCATCCATTCCCAATACTCAAAAATAGGGTTGTAATTGTTAGGATAGGCTATTTTTCTTGCTGCTGTCATTTTGGCATCACACCTAAGGTTTACTCTCTATAAAATCCTCAAACCCGTCATCAATCTCTTTTTTTATGTCATTTTTAGGAAACAGGTTAGTTAACTTATCAATTACATTAGTATATCTCTGAACCATAGTATTGTAACTCTTCAAGGCAGGGTGTTCTCGTAAAATCGAATATTCTCCTTGTGGCATAACATCAATAGGGCCGCTCTTGTCAATTTCTTTCTTCAATTCCTGTAGCGTTATCCTCATGTATGCGGCCTCTTCTATAAGTCCCTTAGCTGTTAGTCTTTTATTTTTATCTATTTCTTTGAATAAATTGGTAAGTCTTGTTATTTCTCTCTTAATCAGTTCATCTTTGCTTAATTCCTGCTTTTTCTCTTGTTTTTCTGCCTGCTTTTTCCCTTGTTTTTTGCTCATGTTTTCACCTGCCTCTCGGATGGTTTTAGAGGGGGGTCATGTGAAAATCTCCTGTGCGTTTTTTGGAGGTGGGCCACGCGGTATCACTGCAGCCACGCCCATTTTTTAGATAGGGGGGATACCCTTGCATGGCATCAAATCACCATTTTCACCAAACATGACATCTTCCCTAGTTGCACCTTTTCCCATGTGCTCCTTGTTGTGACAATCTTGGCATAATGCCTCAAGGTTATCCCAGTTCAATGTTATTTCCGGATCGTTTATATTCTTCGGTGTCAAATATTTTTTATGGTGCGCTATTATTGCAGGTG